GGGCGCCATGGCGCCCACTTGGGATTTGCGAACCAATATGCGCGCACGCGTACGCGTGTGCGCGTACTGCTCCTGGAATTCCTCATCTTTGGGGACTGACAGATCTCTTTACGCTGCATCTGTTCGGCTCCCGCTAATGCTTGAGAAATCAAACGCCGGCCGAGCGTGCCAATTCGCCCGTTGGCTGAACTGCAGGCTGCTGGTGTCAAACCAGAGCCTTAACGCACCCTCGTAGCCGGTTGCGCGCTGCTTGTGGCAGTACAGCCGGGCATCCTCTACGTCCCCATCGGCCTCGTCTCCGGCCAACTCCTTGCGCTTGTTGCGCCATACAGTGAAGACGTTGTCGGCCAAGTCGGTAATCGCGCCAGCACCGCGAACGTCCAGCTTGCCCGGCGCTTTGTCTTCGCTCTCGCCTTTGCGAGCGTGGGCGACCAGATGGACGTGCGCGTTGAACTCGTTTTTGAAGTCGCACAAGCGATCCAGAAACGCCTTCTGCGCCTTGTAGTCGTCTTCAGCGATGCCGCATTTCAGGAGCGAATCGACAACGAAATGCGTGACGCGGTAGCGCTTGGCTGCGTAGCGGAACGCCTCCAGCAAGCTGTCTTGGCTGATCGTGCCGACGTGGGCATAGAGCCAGAGGGCACCGCACATCCAGTCATTGGCGGCGCGCACAAACCTCTCCGTTGGTGTTGAGGTGGCGCAGGCCTGAATGGTCAGATGGCGTAGAACGTTGGCCGGCTTCATCTCGCCGGAGAAGATGCAAACCCGCTCGCCTTGGCGGATGAGATCCACGCAGACCTGCCCCAAGAGGTCGCTCTTGCCGTGACCATTGATTCCGGTCCGCACCGACAGCTCGGCGGGGCGGAGCCGTACCTTGTCGGACCATGCAGGCCACGGAAGCGCGCCGCCAACGGTGTTGACCGGACCATCCCGGAACATCGCGAGCACATCATCCAGATACGCGGCTGGCGTACGGAGGTCGGTTGGTTCAATACGCTCCGCTGCATCCAGCGCTTCGCCGATCTCTTCCGCCGTCACACCTTGCTGCAATGCCTCGTTGGCATCCTTCAGGCGGAATTTGACGATCCTGCAGCGATCCAACCCCAGACGCTGCGCCACTTCACGGACGCCTTTCTGTCCGGCCTCGTCGTTGTCGAACCAGAGGAAGATCTCTGGGAAACGCTCCAGGCGGTCAAAGTCGCTGTCGATCCATTGGTGATTCCCAGCGCCCTGATTGACTGACAAAGCCGCGATGCCGTACTCATAGAGGCTCATGGCATCCAGTTCGCCCTCAACGATCAGCACGGCCTTGGCGCTATCGGGGACCAGATCCCACCCGAACAGGCACGGCTCAGCGCCAGCCGATTGCCAAGTGCGCTTCTTGCCTTTGCTGTCTCGCTCCAGCGCCAGATGCTTCAGGTTGATCAGTTCGGCATCCCGCAGGTACGGAAAGACAATCGCATCGTCCTCCTTGCTGGCGGCAACCTTGAACGCGCGGATCGTCTCCAGGGACAACTTCCGCTCTTCGGTCAGATACTTGAGTACTCGACCAGCAGGGCTCACCACTGCAGGGCGGCCAGGACGCGAATAGACCCGGCTAGGAGCTACGAAAGACGGGTCGGGTATACCAAGGTAGCGGTGTGCTTCGAAAAACGCTTCCTTGAGCGTTATTCGCTTTGCGGCTGCCCACAGGTCTACGAGGTCGCCAGCGTCGCCGGTCGCGAAATCCTTCCAGACGCCAGCCTTGTTGCCGGTGATGCGCACCTTGAGCGATTCACCAGCTTCGCCCTCAACGCTGCCAGCAACCCACTCGGGGCCTTGGCGCTTGCCGTTGGGCAGCAGCATCCCGGCAACTGCCTCGGCTTCTTGGGCGAGACGGCTCGAAACTTCGTTCCAGTTCATGCCGTCACCTCAGTTCTCGAACCGAGCTGTAGCGTCCGCATACCGGCCGCTGCTCCGGCGATTGAGACCGGCCCAGTCCTTTGCCACTGCCTTTTTGAACGCGGCATCCCAGTCGATGTAGCGATTGCCGTTTGCCTGCACCGTATCGACGAAGTAGGCGAAGTGGCCTTCCAGATTCTGGTGACCATTCGCCTTCGCCCACTTGCGGACGCCTTCCGAGATTGCGAAACCTTCCGGCAATGGAATTTTTCCGTCCGCAGATTTCGGTCGATTTTTCGACGTGTGCGTTCTCTTGACGGTTATTGACGGTTCAATGACGGTTTGGGTCGCATCCATGCGGCCCGTCTCTGCGCATCCATGCGACCCGTCTTGTGCATCGGCGCTACCCGTCGCATGCACGCTACCCGTAGCATCGGTGCGGCCCGTAGGGGTAGCGCCAGTGCAACCCGTCAGCTTGGTTAGAACGATTCGATATTGGCGCGTTGCACCGGGTGCTCCTCCGGCCTCGTTACCGATGACTTGGACAAACCCGGAGTCGATCAGACCGTGGACAACACGCTGAGCTTGCGAACGAGACAGGCGTGTCTTTGTCGCGATGGAGGACATGGAGGGATAGCAGCGCCCGTTGTCATCGCTCCAATCTGCGAGCGCCAACATGGCCAGGAGATCCGAGCCGCCGCCCGGATAGCCTTCCCAAACAAGAGACATGACTTTGATCGCCATCATGCCTCCCGCAGGTTAAGGAAGCGGAAAGCCCGAACCACTGCTGGCGTCCCGATCCAGCCGCGATTCCAGGCTGAGATGACTAGGCGCTTGATGAACGTATGCATGGTCACACCCCCGCCAAGCGAGCAAAGCGCAGCATGGCCTGGTCATACTCGGCAGGTGACGCATTCGGGTTGCTATCAATCCACGCGCGTTTCAGTGCTTCATAGCGAAGGGTTCTGCTGTACGAGTCCTTATGGGCGCGAGCGCGCGGGCGCAGAGTGCGGGTAGTCATGCGCGCACCTCCGGCTGCAGGACGTACTTCGCTACGCGATGGGGGACGCCTTGCGTCGACAGATCAACTGTCCAGACCGTCGCAATGGAATGTCCTTGATCGCGCAACTCCATCACTCTGGCGGCTGGATGCATGCACTCCAGGTCGCGGCGTGCTTGAAGTGTGGTCAACGAACCAACGCGTAGTGCGGCCAGAATGCGCTCGCGCTGCGCCGCAGCTGAATTGTTGATGTCCATCGCCACCCCCTTAGTTCACCTGATAGGTGTTGGGGCTGGCCAGCCAAGCGTGAATGTCTGCGTTTTTCCAGACGGTACAGCGATCACCGATGCGGATCGGTTGCGGAGCCTTGCCGTCACGCACCAGCTTGCGCCATGTTTCCCGGCTAAATGGCAGGAAGGCAGCAATCTGCGTAAAACGCGAGACGCCATCCTGAGGAAGCACCAGACGTGCTTCGGTGGGGGTCGACTTGTTTGCCACGATGCTCGCTCCATTTACGCCGTTTGGCGTTGTTTGCAATGGAGTCATCGTGAAATACGGTTGCTCTCAGACCACCTATAGCCGCATTTCAATTCCAGTATTCATGCGGGTTTGCGGGAGATGCATCCGCACCAAAATCGCATATGTCGACCGCATTAATCGCGTAGATAGGCTGACTTATTTTCCCACTCGGAAGCCCACGCCTTCATGGCTGCCTTCTTAAAAACACCGTCCAACTTCAGCAGCGAGACGCGCTTGTCCGCTAGATAGAGCGCGATAGTTACGGGGTTCCACGTTGCGGCCCCCCCTGCCTTGCGGCTCCCTTTCTGAATTCTCGCTTTTTTGAGCCAAGCGGGCGGATCAGCGAGATTTTTCTTCCACGCTTGGTCATCCCACCCATTCAGTTCGCAAAATGCAGCAGCTATTGCAGGTGTGGCCAATGCAGCAGGTACTGCTTGAACGGTATTCGGCTGGCTGGCGTCGGCGGTCGGTGTTGTGGCGATAGACGCAACAGGCGACCCGCTCTCTGAATCAGGTAGGCTTGCCCCTATCAACTCGGGAATCGCAGCGCCTGGGCGCGTCTGTGGCTCCGATATGCTGGCAGCGGTGTTCTGCTCAGTTGCAGAGGCCGGCGCAGGAAATTGAGAAGTGATCTCCTGTTCGTTCTCTTCAAGCCATGTATTCAGGTCGCGCCAAGTGGCTTCCATGTAATGGAAGTGCAGCGGCGGTCGTTTCGGCGATGACGGTTTGCAACTCACTATGCTGCCCGGCCTGTATACCTTAAGCGCGCCGGAGTCTGCCGAGGTTTTCAGCCTGCCCAGCAATTCGCGCCAGTCACCACGCCCATTTCGGGCAATTTCCTTTGCGGCTTCGCGCATGGTGTAGCGGCCAGCGGCGCGGCGGGCCGCTTCCTCTCTCGCCGCCTCGTCCACCCCCTGCTGCCGTTTGCGTTCGAATTCTTCGATAGCCTCGCGCGGCGGGTTCGCAAAGATGCACCGCAATTCTTCTGTGGCAACCCACGCGCCCTGCAGTTCGGTTGTCGGCTCAAACCGCTCTACTTCTCCATCACGGTGACGTGCCAGCAGTGACAAACCGCTTTGCCTCGACAGTTGATCGAGAACAGCCTGCCACTTCAATTCGTGTGCCCACGGGATGTCTACATCGGCGCTCTCACCGATCTGACCAGTCTCCATTTCTGATAGCCAATGAGCAGCGTTTGCTAGGGGAACAAAAGCCGGGATCTCGTCCATCCGCACACCTTCAATGCGCAACCTTCATAGGGGTGCCCCTGCCAGGCCGGTGAAGGTCTCCGGCTTTTCCGCCCGTCGGCGTAGGCAGGGACATAGTTGGATAGACAGTTCAATACTTTGCGTCGTTCGCAGCTTCCTTTGTAGCGAATCGCCGCAATTGCCAACTGCGGATTTGCACAAGGGCGCGAGCCCATTGCGCTGGAGTAAGCATCCGCCAACGGCTCTCAGGCCGAGGCCATAGCCGCTGTACCCGGAACGCCTCAATGTCACACCAGTTGGGGTTTGTGGGGTTAGCATGTGCTGAGGGCGTGTAGAGGGCGACGAAGGCCGGAACATCAGCCATCTCCGCCAACTTACGGAGTACGCCCGCGGGCTTGTCCTGTCCGATGTCACGCGCAACCTCGACCAGTGCCAAAGGCAACTTGCTGCCGTTGTCGTATTCGGTGAAAAGCACGGAGTCCAAGTCGGCCATGGTGAGCGATTCCGCCAGTGCACCTTTCAGGAAGCGTCCAATGGACGGGGCGCGATGCCATGCGCCGTAGGAGCGATCTCGTGTTTCGTATCTTTCGAGCCTCATGGATGCCCCCCATGCGTGGTCAATCCAGCTATACGCTTGTCGATGATTTCCGCGATCTCCATGTCGCGTAGTGCTGGGTCAAATACAACATCGCCGGGCTGCATTTCCCGTATGGCGCCAGTCAATTCATCAAGGGCAGTCCAACAGTCTTCGAGCGCGCTGCGCCGAAACGAATATCCGCCTTCGGCTTGCTTGAGCACATGTTGCATTATCCGGACGTTCCACATCACGTGCTCGCACACCTTGTCTCGAAACTGCGTTGCAGCAGTTGGCAAGCTGGCGATCTCTTCTTGCACTCGCTGCCGCGCTTCGCGCTGCTCGGGTAATTCGCCCCATAGAGCCACAGTGAGTTCGTCGCTCTCCTTCTTAGAGAGTGGGATATAGGCATTGTTACCTTTGGCCCTCGCAAGCCGAATCTCTACGTCGCGGTTCTCTCCGAGCAAATTGGCGCCACTAGCGCCGCCCCGTGTTTTTGATTGCCCGGGTTCACCCGGAAACCACGCCTTCTCAAACAATGATGTAAGCAACAGGGCGTCTGTGTGTCCGGTCAAGATCAAGGATGGCTCGCCAAAGCCTCCAAAGGACACATGCAAAGAACCAGCCATGCGTCCACAGGATGTGTCGATCGCCAGTTGCAGCTTCGCGTAAGGGTGCGCCGTATGTGACAGGGCCTCGACACTTGGAAGCGACCAGGCGTAGTTCAAGACCCGTCCGGCCTCAATTTGGTCATCAAGGGTTTGGGAAACACGTCCGACAAATCTCGTCCCCAACGCTAGATCCAACGGTTGTTGGACCGCGACTGCAGAACTATTCCCTGCGCTAACCCGCGCATACTCAGTAAAATCACCCTTAGCCATGATACGAACCTCCTAAACAGGTCGTGTTGTGGTCAGGCGGTCTTGGAGTTGCCGCTCCTTGACTGCCGCTTGCCTGATTCCGTCAGGCGCGGTCATACAAACCCTAGGCAGCGTTGCCGAAGCGGCCAATCACCACCTTTTTTTCTTCCGAGATCTGCGCGTCCACGAAGTCAGCCCAAAGCTGCAGGATGCGACGTCGTTCCTCTGCGTACTCTGCGCGGTTGTAGACGCCTTTGATCCCCTTGATGCTGTGAGCAAGCGCCTTCTCGATGGCGTCTGACGACTGGCCCATCTCGTGCAGGTGCGTTGACGCTGTGCGGCGGAAGTCATGCAGCACGAAGTGCTGTACCTCCATGTCGAGCGCCCGCACAGCAGTGTTGAGCGTGCTCTTGGCAATCGGAACGTCCTTGCCGCCGCGACTCGTCGGGAACAGGAATGCGCTGCCCTCTGTGAGCGCGAAGATCTCGCGCAGCATGGAGACGGCCTGAGCTGACAGGTAGACCCAGTGCTCTTTGTCCTTCTTCATGCGCTCGGCTGGAATGCGCCAGATCGCAGCATCCAGATCGAATTCCGATTTGCGGGCCTCGATCAGCTCAGACTTGCGCACCATCGTCAGGATGAGCAGGTGCAAGGCCAGCTTGTGCAGGCGCCGAATGTCGGAGGCGTAGATGGTGCGTAGAACGTTGCCGATCTCATCCGGCGTCAGAACGCGGGTTCGACTCTCTTGCGTCGCGATGAAGCGGGCAACCAGTGCTTGGGCGGGGTTTGTCGTGGCGACGTGGCGGGCGACAGCGTACTCATACATGCGCTTGAGCACATTGCGTGTGAAGAGCGCCATCTTGGGTGCGCCGCGAGCCTTGATCTTGTCGCAAAGCTCCAGTACGTCCCCAGGCGTGACTTCTGTGAGCGGCTTTGAACCGATGGCGGGGAGGATGTCCTTGTCGAGGGCGCGCCGCACACCTCGTTGATAGTCATCGGATTTGTCTGCAATCGTCCCCTCGAACCACTGTGCCGAGAACTCGCGAACGGTGGTCGGAGCGGTATCGGCGCCGCGATCCTTCTTGGATTGAGCAATGGGCGACGAGCCAGCCGCAACGATCTCGGAATACTTGCGGGCTCGCTCACGCGCTGCGGTCAGGCTGACGGCCGGATAGTCGCCGATCGTCACAAGGGGCTGCTGCTTGCCGTGCAGCGAGTAGCGGTACCGCCAGACCTTCGACCCCGACACCATGATCTCCAGCACCAAGCCGCCGCCATCCGCGACCTGGTAACGGGCGGTCTTCGGCTTGAGGGCCTTGATGCGTGTGTCGGTGAGGGGAGGGACTGTCCGGGGCATCTTTAGTACACAGGAAGTAATCAAGCACGGCTTGTGTACTTTACTGTGTACTATAGATCGCTGGGTGTCAATGGGAATCGTTGGGCGACGTGAGCCAACAATTCCTTGTAAAACAACAGTTTGCTGGGGTGTTTTGGGAAACCTTGGGCATCCCTGGGCAGCCAATTATTTTCCGATGCAAAACCGGCTAAAAATCACCCCCAGCAAATCATCGCTGGAGAACGCCCCCGTAATGCTGTTCAACGCCTCCTGCGCAAGCCGCAGTTCCTCGGCAAACAGATCCAGCGATTGCGCTTGCTGTGCCGCGTGCTCCGCCGCCGTGGCGAGATGTTCGCGGGCCGTGCGCAGCGCCGCGAGATGGCGCTCGCGGGCGAGGTAAAGCCCCTCGCCGCCGCCCTGCCAGCCGGCAATCTCGAGCAACGCCGCGCGCAGCAGTTCGACGCCCAGGCCATCGCGCGCCGAGAGCCACACCTCGGGCGGTTCGGCATCCACGCGGCCCGGTATAGCTACGCCCGAGAGGTCGATCTTGTTGATGACGCGCAGGGTCGGTACGCCGGCGGGCACGTGTTCGGCAATGCGGGCGTCGATTGCGGTGTCTTCGGGCGAGAGGCCCTTGGCGCGATAGTCCGTCGCGTCCAGCAGATGCAACACGACATCGGCGCGGGCGATGGCGGCCCAGGTGCGCTCGATACCGATGCGCTCGACTTCGTCTTCCGTATCGCG